GCAAGTTTGTTAAAGACGGTTCAGTTCCAAATCTATTATTAACTGGTGGCCCAGGTGTAGGTAAGACAACCGTTGCTAAGGCAATGCTCGAAGAATTAGGTTGTGACTACATTGTAAAGAACGGTTCCCTTAACGTTAATATTGATACCCTCCGATATGACATCTCTACTTTTGCATCTGCAGTATCTCTAACAGGTACTGGTCGTAAGTATGTTATATTCGATGAAGCAGATTATCTTAACGCTGCTAATGTTCAACCAGCTCTACGTAACTTTATTGAAGAATACTCTTCTAACTGTGGATTTATCTTTACTTGTAATTTCAAGAATCGTATTATTGGTCCATTACGTTCAAGGTTATCTGAAGTAGACTTCTCAATTGATACTAAAGAAAAGCCACAGATGGCGATGCAGTTCTATAAACGCGTCATTGCTATTCTCGATAACGAAGGTGTTGAATACTCTAAGCCAGTTGTTGGCAAAGTAATTGAGAAACACTTTCCTGATTTCCGTAGAGTATTAACTGAATTACAAACGTATGCTGCATCTGGTAAAATCGATGAAGGTATCTTTGTTAATCTCAAAGAAGAATCTATTGATGAAGTATTCCAATTGTGTAAAGCTAAAAAGTTTACTGATATGCGCAAATGGGTTGCCAAAAATTCTGACCAAGACATGAATGAAATGTTCCGAAGAATCTATGACGCAATGAATGGCAAAGTAGAACTCAGAAGTCAAGCTGGCTTTATCGTTACTCTTGCTGATTACATGTACAAGTCTTCCTTAGTTGCTGACCAAGAAATTAATATGGTTGCCTTTCTAACTGAAGTTATGATTGAATCAGAGTTCGTCTAATGGCGATCAAATGTTTTTCTTGTAGTGTAAAGACAACCAAAAAGACAGCTTGGACCGTTGAAATGATTACTGCTGAAGGTAAACACAAAATTACTTTATGCGAACCATGTGGTATTGATTTCGATAAATTGGCAGAAGAACTTAAAGAGGTACTTGATGAAAGACCTGAACCCATTTGATTTTATGAACGCAGCTTCTTTTAGTAAGGAAGATGTTATTCGAGATAGTGATCAACCTGAGCATACTGAAAAATCGTACAACGCTTATATTATTAATCGTGGCTTTGTAAACTTTGACGACTGTGTTCTCCATGCTAACGAAATGAATATGCGGCATGGTTTGTTCTATGCTGCTCAATTCGATTATTACAAATCTGTTCTAAGGAAACGTAAACGATTTTCCAAATGGCCTAAAGCTGATAAGGATAAAGATCTCGACGTAATCCAACATGTATATCAATGTAACAGAACAGTCGCAAAACAATATCTTAAATGTCTATCCGTAGAAGATATGAAAACGGTTCACTCTAAAATGAACGTTGGTGGTTAAAGTTATGAAAACAATAAATAACTTTAGATGGTATATTACTTGTCATCCACACTACTAATAATATTAATAAAGGTGAATATGTATAATGGACAGTTTAGATATTTTCAAAGGAGTTGGCGCGGAAGTTGAGTTACCTACGCAAGATAGCTTCTTAAAGGTGAAAGAGACTTTAACACGAATCGGTATTTCAAGTCGGAAAGAAAAGAAATTATATCAGTCATGTCATATCCTTCACAAGAAGGGCAGATATGCAATTTTACATTTTAAAGAATTGTTTATCCTAGATGGTAAACATAACACGCTAACAGAAGAAGATATCGCACGTCGTAATACGATTGTGAACCTATTAGAAGAATGGGAACTTGTAAAGATTGTAGATCCTACAAAAACTGCTGAACCCGTTGCTTCTCTAAATCAAATCAAAATCATTTCTTTTAAAGAAAAAAGCGAATGGGAATTGACTGTTAAGTACAACATCGGTAAAAAATAATTATTGAATTGAAAGGAAGAATATATAATGAATGTATTTAAATGTAGACCCAACGCAGAACTCCCCACTTATGGAACCACAGGCTCAGCTTGCTTTGATGTAAAAGCGTGTTTAACGACAGGCGAAAGAATCAGTGGTTACGATGCATGGAACAAAAAAGTTCCACTCGCAGTTAAGAACGGCAAAATAACAATCCAACCAATGCAAAGAGTACTTATTCCAACAGGTCTAATCTTTGATATACCAGATGGTCATTGTATGGAAATGTTTATTCGTTCAAGTGTAGCAACAAAGAAAGGATTAACATTAGTTAACAGTGTTGGAATCATTGATAGCGATTATGTGGAGGAGACTCATATTATCGTACACAATGTATCAGACAGTCTATGTGTTGTAGAACACGGTGAACGATTAGCTCAGTGTAGATTAGCAGAAGTAGTTACATCTGATTTTAACGAAATTAAAGATGCTCCTGTACAAAAAACCGACCGTGATGGTGGTATTGGTAGTACTGGAGTATAAATAGATTTGTAAGGTGCCGAGAGGGCTTTACATCTAACCGATGGGTATTACCATCAAACAATAATTAATCAGCCTATTTAGGAGATAAACATGACTGGATTAAACATAAATCAACTAACTCCCTTTACTATCGGATTCGAGACTCTTTTCGACCGACTTATGGAGTTTCCACCAAATCAACAAAATCAAGGGTTCCCACCTTACAATATTCGTAAACTAGACGAAGAGAATTTCACTATTGAACTTGCTCTTGCTGGTCTAGACGAAGATGATGTTGAAATCGAAGTAAAAGAAGGTGTACTAACTGTTCGTTCTGTGTGGGACGAAAAGAAAGACGCTGACGAACAACATCAACTACTACATAGAGGTATTTCTTTTAAGAAATTTACTCGCAGCTTTACGTTGGCTGACGATCTCAATGTTGATGGCGCAAGCTTTAAGAATGGTCTTTTAACAATAGGTTTGGAAAGAATCATTCCTGAGCACAAAAAGGCTAAAAAGATTAAGATTGGCAAAAAGGAATATCTTAAAGGCTAATCTTTGTTTAATGAGAGTGGTCGCAAGGCCACTCAACTATTGATAGGAAAGTAAATTATGAGACAAGTACCAGACGTAACATTTAAATTACGAACACGCAATTCAGAATCTGGCGAGTTCGATTGGTCGTACCCAACTACAGACGATTACTTTAAAAATAAAAGAGTCGTTGTATTTTCACTCCCCGGTGCGTTCACCCCAACATGTTCAAACAACCAAGTACCAGGGTTTGATGTATTACACGATCAGATCGTTGCAGAAGGAGTTGACGAAGTATATTGCGTTTCGTGTAACGATGCTTTTGTAATGAATGCTTGGGCAGAAGATCTAAGAATCAAGAACGTTAAACTAATTCCTGATGGTAGTTGTGAATTCACTAACGGTATGGGAATGTTAGTACGAAAGGATAACGTTGGCTTTGGAGCAAGATCTTGGAGATATGCTATGGTCGTAGACGATGGTACTGTTGAAAGAATGTTTGTTGAACCAGGGCAAGAAGATGATCATGGAGCAGATCCTTATGGAGAATCAGCCCCTGAGAAGGTTCTTGAATATCTAAAGAGTTAATTTATGGGATCCTTCGGGGTCCCTTTTTTATTAACCGGTTGGCAAGGCTGCTCTGCCAAGATCGCCACCAACATCACCAGCAGTTATGTTAGTTAAGGATTTTCTACTAGCATCTACAGTAGATCCACCAACATTAGTAGATCCATCTACATTATTAACGACAACAACAGCTCCGCCTCCGTTAGCAGCGATCGTTAGTCTTTCTAGCTCGGCCTTTTCTTGATCTGTTCGAGTAAAGCGATCAAAAAGACCTTCGTTATCTTCAAACTTCCGAAGATCCGCTGCCGCCCTAGACGCCCTTAAGTTTTCCGCAGACACTGTGTTCTGCAGTTCTGCCAATTGACTCTCAAGTAATGATCTTTCAGCTTTTAGGTCGGACTCCCTTTTGTTTCTAGCAGCAATCTGCGCCTGCAGTTCCTCGCCAGACAATTTGACTTGTGTGGTCTGCCCGTACGGCCCAGTACTTATCGTCTTAGTAGTTTTCAGAACACCAGCTTCCGATTTCTCGAGTCTTCTAGTAGCCTCTGCTATTGCTTCTTCTGTACGAACAAGTGAGTCTGATTGAGCTCTACCTAGTTCAGCTTCTAACTCTGCTCTAGTTTTGTAGGTGGAGTTTACGACTGCATCAACTTCTGCTTGCGTCATACCTACCGTGCTGCCATCGCCTAATTTTTCAATCAACGCCTCGCGAGCAGCTATTGTTTCTTGAATTTTTGCTACTTTGCCTGTTGCCTTTCTTGCCATGGTTTTTTCTGCGTCTATAAACTCTCGCTGAATATAACCAAGTCCTGAGTATAATAAGGAACCTACTCCGCCCATTATCGCGCCGATCATCAGACCGCCTGGGCCAAACATCATTCCGATCGTTGCTCCTGCCAAAGCGCCTTGACCAACTCCACCTAACATTTGCCAGAAGCCTGGGTCTGTCTTAGCATTAGCAAAATCCGCTTCCGTATAACCACCCATCTCTTTCATGATAGTTTTACCGAGCATTGGCAATAATAAACCAGTAGCTGCTAATAATATACCACCAAGACCAAAACCAATTTTGCCTTTACCAAAGAACCCTTTACCACTTGGTACTTTCATATCGCCAGCATTCATGGCCATTTTACCAACGCCAAGACCAATACCCGTTGTAATATAATCGGGCATTAATGCGGATAAACCAGCAAAGCCAAGAAGACCTGCTCCAAGAGTTGATAGCCATGGATTATCTACTACAAACGAAGATACCGAAGAAAGACCTGCTCCAATACCTTCCCAGTTTATAGAGGTAAGAGTATCGCCAACTTTTGAAAGACCTTTACTGAATCCCCCATCAAACATCTGATCTAGTGCACCACGAATTATTTGAAATCCTGCGTATCCAAGTAAACCGTATTTAACAATATTCATCTTATTGTCTTTTACGATATTGAATAATCCGCCTACCTTCCCAGGCTTATTCCTTTCGGCGTCTTCATCTGATTTAGCTTTAGCAATTTTGTCCTGTGCAAGTTTTTCTTTAAGAACTCTTGCTTCTTCATCCATGTTATCAATTTGCATTTCAGCAGCTTTAGTTTGTAGATCAACATACTCACTAGATAATCCAAAGCTTCCAGCGATATCAGCAATACGGCTTGCATCTGTTTTTGATTCTACAATAGCACGACCAACCATTTCAGTCACAGACTTGTTTAGTTGTCCAACACCATCGTTTATGCTTTTAAACACGTCACCGAATTTTGCGATATCTATTTTGACTGATTTTATAGAGTTAGTTCCACCCTGCCGTAAGAGCTTGCCCTCATTTACGAGCTTATCTATAATAGCCTGTGTTTCTTCGCTGACCTGCTTCTTCTTTGCCATTTATCCTACTCTTTATGCGTTGTCTTTTTGTGATTCTATAAACTCAAGTAACATGTTAAAATACAAATCTCTTTCATACGGCATAAGGTTTTCAATTTCAGAAATTGACCACTTATGATGTTGTACTAACGCAAATATCATTTTATAGAAATGGCTGAGACTAATATGACTCAGCCCTAGATAAAAAAACTGCGTACGCCTTCAATAACGAATGTTTGTTCTTTACCTTTACTATTTGTATATTTTAGTTCGTGTCTTAACTTCGGTAATGTTTCAAAGAATCTCTGAATTTTTTTGATTGAACCACCATCTAGGTTGTCCATGAATTCGTCAATCTCTTCTCTACTGTATTCTGTAAAATCGTGTACTTCATCATCTGATGCTAACTTATCTAAACATGAACACATGATATAGTAATTTGTTAATGGATCTTTTTCATCCATTGTTAATACCTGAGCAAATTCTTCAATCGTTGGATGCTTTAGAAATAGAACGTATTCTTCGTTGATTCTTACATCCATTGAATGAGTCTCATCTCTTATACATTCAACGTCATCAAGATTTAGTTCTAAATCTACCGATTCATCCGTATCAGGATCTCTAATTGTAAACTTAGTTAAATTGTCAACTGAATTAGAACGCAGCTTTAAAAATACGTATTCTAAATCAATCATTGCTAAATCTTCTACTCTACCTTCAACCATACAATTGTTAAGAATCTGTTTAATTGCCATCAGCTCTACAACTACATCGTTTTGTTCTCCAGCTATTAAAAGAATCTTTTCTTCTTTAACTGTGAACGCTCTTACTTTTATTTTTTCTCCACTCGATGGCAAGATAATCTGCTGCATCGGTAAATCAATTTTTGGTAAAGCCATTATATACTCCGTTAATTATATTATATGTTATCGCTCAAGGATCCGAATGAATCGCCTACTCTGTTTAGTTTATTTATCGCGTCTTGAATATTTTGTGGTCGGCCATCTTTTAGAACACCTCTTACAGTATCAGCAAACCCAGCTACATCTCCAAGGATATCTAAAAGACCTGCACCTCTGCCTGACCCAGGGCTTGCGCGTTTATCACCAGAGAAGTAGATATCTTCAATCGAGAAAGATACATCAACTGTCATAAACGAATCGTTATCATCCCAACCTAAACTAATAGGACTTACTTGAGTTGGAAAGGCTTTAATACATGTTGCTTCGTAAAAATCAAAGAACTTACCATTTGTTGAATAGTGTTTAATACCAAGGTCGCATGAATAGTTACTTTTAAATCCGACTTCGTGTGGAAGCTTGCTACCGTATTCAGCGAATGCACCATTCTTTTTACTAAAGTTAGCAACTTCACGTATCCAATTATGAAAGAAGGTTAGCGCGTGATGCTCGCTATCAACCATGAACGTACATACAATAGGACCAGGGTTAGTAACGTTTTGTGGAAACGATTTCGCCATCTGACCAACATAGTCTGCTGTTACTTCGTTAATGATTACACCAGGGATTGAAACGTTAGTACAAAACATACTAAATTCTCGAGTACCAAAGTAACCATTCGAATGACTTCTTTTAGGATTGGTCATTGTAACCTCAAAAAGATTTGGCCTTGCTGCGCCTCCTAGTCTTTCAAAAGTTGATTTAAACTTACTTATATTAAATGCCATTGGTTTAACCTTTTATAATTCTTCTCGAGTCAGACCAAACTTTCGCTGACCCAGCTTTCTGGAAACTTTGTACTGGTAGGAATAATGCAGTGTCCCACTCAGATGCTTCGATTTTAATAAATCTAGACCTAACGTGCGAACTTAAATAATGTTTAACACAAGGAGCAAATAATCGAAACTTCGAAGATGCTGCTAACAATTTGTAATTCATTGCTAGTTTTGTCTTTTCATTATAATTGCTATCGGTAGTTAAAGTATATAACGCATCCATCAGTTGTGCTCTAAGTTGAGGTGGCAAGTAATGCATGTTTAATCCAAGTATACCACCCTTTGCTTTATTTATTGGAAAAATGAGTGGAAACCTATCGTAATACGGTAATGTTTCTTTATGTTTAGGATCGTATTCAAAAAAGTACATTGAACCAATAAAAGCAGAACCAGTTAGTCTTGCCTTTGCTCTACCCTTATCTTTAGTATTCAATAAGGTCTCAGCGGTAATCTCTTTACCTGCCACTGTCTTAGCTTGCTTACGATACCATTCTATCGACTGCTTTGAGCGACCAGGGAGTTCCCCACGTCTAACGCCCTTTGCCAATATGTCTGAAAAAAGTGTTGCCATATTATTTTCCGTAGATCTCTTTTTCTGTCATGAGTGTAAATAGCCAGCCTCGGTCTGCACAATATGCCCTTGCTGCTTTCCATTTGGCATCGTTTACACCCCAAGTTTTAACTTCGTTTAAGTATTTTCTCGATACTCTACCAGTTTTCGTTTTATTCTTATTAGACGGATTAGGTGGTCGACACTGTCCACTTGGTTTAATCTCAATCATAATAGTTTGTGTCTTGTTTAACCCATCCTTTTTATGTACAATGACATCTGGAAAGTATCTATGAATTCTACCGTCAACTGGTGAACGATAAGGAACAATAACTTCTTCAGATTGCCACCAAATAACATCTGGGTGTCTATCTACCCATCTAAAAACCTTCGCTTCCCACAATGATCTGTAAATGATCTTGGTTGGATCACCTTTATACTTGTGTGGATTTGCCGGTCTGAATTTACCGCTATATGCCATAATGAATTTCCGTTCTAATTGTATAAATAACTAAATAAATATCCGTATACCATATTTATCAAAACAAGCGGACTAGGAAAGGAAAAAACAATAATGGCAAGACCAGAAAACTTTATGAAAGAAAGGCGAGGATTAGATTTCTCACGCCTTTCATTTCCAGCCGCACCATACCCACACTCTATACAATTTATATTTAAAAAGTATGATTATAACGAGTTTGTTCGTAGTAGCAAAACTGGTAATTTAAATACCGGTAATGGTGACGACGCATCAGAATCAACTCAGTGGGCAAACGCTAACGCAAGAGCAATGCGACCACAGGAAAAATCATCAAAGGTTATTGAATTGCCAATGCCGGCAGATTTAGTTGATAACACAGGTCTTTCTATTGATGGCTTTGAACGTAGCATGTTGGAAACCGCAGCAAGTGATATGGTTGGTGGCAAGGGCGCAGGTATTGGCGAAATGCTACAGGGTCTTGGGGCGATTGGAATACAGGCATTCAACGATGATGGTGGACTTGACGCAAATGGGAAACAGAAGGTAAGCGATGGTAGCAGAGCAAAGTTAACGAAAATGCTAGGTTTGGTCGCAGGAAGTCTCGGTACTGCATTTACAGAATTAGGTAAACAAAAAGTTGCAGAATTAGCAGGGTTTGGTAATAGTGTTAATACTGTTAGAGGTTCAGCAACCAATCCACAAAAGACATTATTTTTTAATGGTGTTGATCTTAGATCGTTTGATTTTAGTTTTTCATTATTCCCAGAGAGTCCTGAAGAAGCTGACACCATAAAACAGATTATCAGAGAAATTAAATATCATACATTACCTAAAATACAATCGCTTGCGGCTGATCCAACTGGTGATGCAGGCGCTGCTCTAGGTACTGCGTTCTCTAAAGCATTCTTAGAATATCCAGCAGTTGTGTTTATTAATCTATTAGGTGTTGACGAATCACACTTTACAAAATTCAAACCGTGCATGGTTAAAGGATTTAATGTTTCGTACGGTGGCGCAGGTAATGCAACAATTGCAGAAGGCGGAGTACCTGCTCAGGTCGATTTTGCATTGTCATTACAAGAAATAGAAATACAAACCGCTGAAGATTACGCACCAGTAAGCACGGAAGGATAAGAACATGGGCATGAAATATTTCGAGAATTTTCCGATCATAAATTACGAAGGTAGACGTGTAAGAGATATTACTCGAAGAGCGTCGTTCGTTGGGGCAGTTAAGAACAACCCTTACGTGTATTATCCTTATACCGTTAAAGAAAACGAAAGAGCTGAAGATATCGCATTATCATATTATGGTTCTGTAGATTATATTTGGTTAGTGTATATGGCAAACAATATTATAGATCCTTATTACGAATGGACTATGAGTGCACAAACCTTTAACGATTACTTGGTATCAAAATATACAGAAGAATCAGGCAGGATTGGCGAAGATGTCATTGATTGGACAAAAGACACCACAATTGATGAAAACATTTTGTATTATATAAAAACAGTTTAGGAATTAGCAAATGGCAGTTGATAGTATTATCTTAGCACCGGAATCTTTCCGAACAATTTATCTTCGTCGTGAGGATCGCGTGATTATGCGAACTGAACGTGGACAGAAGATTATTATTAAAAGAATCGTTCCTGACGATTGGGTTGCTTATCGCGTATTTGAACACGAAACATTAATTAACGAAAATAAGAAAGAGATATTCTTGTTTGATAACACGTACACAAATCAATTAACTAGTCAGTTCAAAGCAAGCGTAAGTAATCAATAATGGAAACATTTAACCCTGGGTATTGTACAATTGAAGGAGCTTCGCTTGTATCACACGCAGGTGAATCAGTTGACATCTCTACAATGATAAATGCTCTTATAATACAACAGAGTATGGGTCAACTGTCTTACACAGTTAATATTGGTGTACTTGATGCTGTTGGTTTATTACATAACTTTCCAATTAGAGGAGAGGAGATAGTATACTTAAGTTTAAGATCACATGACTTACAAACTAAGATATCATTAAAGCTCAGATTAACTGCGGTTGAGAATCTTGTGCAGCAAGGTGAAAAGACTGCGTATACAATTATATGCGTTTCCACAAGTTCCTACGATGCAAGTCTTAAAAATGTTATAACCGCGTTTAGAAATAAAAGTGCTGGGTATTGTGCAACGCAACTATTTAAAAAGAACTATGGTAAGATAACCAAAAGCAATGTTGCTGGTACCGCCACCGTGTATAAATTTGATAAAGATAAGGAAAGATTATTCGTTGCCGAAGAAACTGAAGGCGCTATGCGAGTAACAATTCCAGATTACGCACCTGGGGCTGCAATGAACTTTCTTGCTACTAAAGCATACAGTAGGAAATCATTATCTTCGATGTTTAGATTCTTTGAAACAATTAAAGGATACTTTTGGGTAACCGACGAATGGTTATTACAAGAAGGTAAAAAGGCTGGTGCAAAAGCTTTACACTACGCGCCAGGGACTGCGGTTCCTTTAGATCCAAGAGAACAAATATCAATTACACAAAGTGTAGAAAAGTTAGATTCAAGTTCTCATATTAATACAATGTTAGATATAGATGGGGGTGGTTATAAAAACACTGTCATTGAAATTGATTTAACTCAACATACGAAAACTGTTTATAGTTACGACTATCTTAAAAGTAAAAGAAAATATAAAGGTATGGGTGGGCAAGCTCCTACTAAAGATGGTCAGAAACATAGTGATGATTTTATTAAGAAAACATTCACGGCTGATAATGGTGTAAATCATTTTGTGATTAGAGATTGGGCTGCCCCTGGGTTTGAAGCAAAAGCTGGTATGGTTCCCAGAGAAGATCAGTTTATGCCTGAAATTATTTCTAATAGAATAGCATACAATTATCATTTAACGAATTCGTCAGTTACTGTTAATATGAAAGGCAGGTTAGATATTCAACCCGGAGATATTATTAATCTTACAGTGCAAGAACCTGATGTTTCGTTAAGTGGCAAAATGAATACAAGAAAAAGCGGTTTGTACTTAGTGTTCAACACGGTACATGCAATAGACAATGAACAACTAAATTCGTCTTTTAGTTTAGTTAAATATGATTGGGATAAAGGTTATGCTGGGTAATAGCGGAGTCTCAACTCCACAATTCTTTATTGGCGTTGTAGAAAACAATGTTGATAAAACAATGGAAGGCAAAGTTCAAATTAGAGCTTTCGGTCTCCACGGTACACACGAAGATATAGAGACACAAGATTTACCTTGGGCAGTTTGTGCTGCTGGCAATTACGATCCAAATAATCCACCACCCCCATTAAATTCATTTGTTTATGGGATGTTCTTAGATGGACGAATGGCACAGCACCCAATGGTACTTGGTTTAATCCCAGGGACATATAATAAAGAAGCTGATCCTGCGGTTGATGGCTTTGGTGTTATCGCAGATAAAGATGGTGATTTGTTAGGAAGAGGATATGGTCCTAGAGACTTCAACTCCGGTGGTGGTCCTGATAAGTTAGCTCGTGGCGAAAATCTATTAGAAACATATCTATTAAGTATGGCAGCTAATAGAGTCCACGATCAAAAGATTGCTGAATCAGATGAAACGTGGGCAGAGCCACCCCCATCGTACGCAACAAAGTATCCATATAATAAAGTAATTAAAACGGCGAATCATAGTATTGAATTAGATGATTCTCCTGGCGCTGAACGTATTACGATTCATCATAGAGCAGGTTCTTATATTGAAATAGATTCCAAAGGTACTGTTTCGGAAAGAGCTCAAGGTGATCGTTACGAAGTTAATATTGGTACAAAGCACGAATCGTCAGGTCATAGTGTTGTTACAATTAATGGTAACGCTCATGTCTATGTTAAAGGTAATAAGACTGAGGAAATTGAAGGCGATTATAAAATGCTTGTTCACGGTCAAGCCGAGTTTGGTGTTGGTGGACAATTTACAATAAACAGTGGAGATCAAGTTCAGGTTCGTGGTGCAAACGTTAAGCTTGAAGCAAACGTCGGTATTATGACACTGATGGGCAAAAAGGAAATACAGTTTGAAGCAACGAATCAATTAAACTTTGTTTCTCAAAATATAAAGAACACTGCGTTATTAAGTTATGATGTATATTCTAATAAGAGTATTAAATTTACTTCTGTAATGGATATACATAATGTTGCTTCTAATATTATTAACCTAGCTCATGGTTTAATTCCACCAAATAACTTATCAGGATCTGTTGGTGCACCGGGATGGAGTCTAACAACACCTGCCGTTAATATCACTGCAGCAACTGGTAGCTTTATTGGCGTTTGGAATGCAACTGCGATTAACTCTGGTATAATTACTTCAAGTAGTGTTGTTAATTCTCCATCGGTTGTCGCAACTTCGGTGGCAGCAACTACCGGTGACTTTAGTACTTTGGGTGCACCACTGATGACGGCAACAGGAGCTGCATATAATGGCGGTTATCGACCACCGGTTGTAAGTGTATCAATACCAAGTGTACCTGCATTAATCCCAGGCGCAATAAGTACACCACTCGCTGCACCTGTTCCGGGGTTTAGTTCAGGTTGGGCATATCCTACAGGTAATAGTCCGGTGTTCTTTGCTAAAGTATTAACAAGTCCATTCTCATTACTTGCGAACTTGCCTCCGTTAGGAACAGGTGCATGGGGTATGATTGAAGTTAAAGCTCCGGAACCTCCGAGCAAGTCAATGGCTATTATGCCTAGGGGTTACTTCTCTTTAGGTTGGTCTGCCGGATTTATGTCCGCAGTTGATGATAGCGCAAAAGGAGAGATATTCTAATGGTTGATGCATGTATTGATAGAGATGACCAAACAACTCAAAACAGATTAGCACTAACACCCAGCGCAATAGTAACTGATTCTGAAGGTAGATTTACTTCTGCTCAAATTGATGCTATTACTAGAGAACTTGCGAATAACATTCTTGCTGAAGCTGAAACAAATCCTTTGCTCGTAGCCAAGAACAAATATGGTAATGGAATATATACTTCTACCGATTATTTAAATGGATTACTTAGACAACAGATTGGCGATCTTACAGAATATCCTGATTTAGATGCAAGATGGACACGCGGTAATATATCAAGTTTAGAAACTGCTGATTTCCTTAAGGCGTATAATTATACTCCAAGTGGTTTTGAAAGCCAAACAGATACTCAAAAGTTAGCAAGAAACTTAGACTCGTATTACAAAAACGATTTCAGTTCAAGCATACTTGGTGGATT